AATGCTTGATATGTCGGAGCTAAATTAGCGGTAGGAATATGTTTTTCAGCAGCATCAACATACCTATCAACCATAGTCCAATCGCATCCATCTTCTGTGCCAGGCTTACCCACGAAATCAGAGCGACACATATATGAACCAACACCAAAAACGTCAATTCCAGTATTACCAGGATAATAATCATCATAGTTAGGGTTCTTTTGCCCATCTGAATTACCCATCTTGATGTAGGTTTTAGCAGTGGGTATAATTGATTTAATATATTTAGTTTCAGCTAATAGATTGCCTGGAGAACATGGAGGTTTGCCCCCATATCCATGCACATAAGGCTCATCCATTAAATAAAAACCCCATAGTTTTTGATTATCTCTAAATTGATCAACAAAAGCACGAAATGAGCTAGTATCACCTCCACAACCGATCGAACTTGATACATACACTAGACCCAATACTTTATCTGGCAAACGATTAAGACCACCCAAACTACTAATATCTGCCAAATTAAAGCCTACTGCTCCAGGCACATAGACATTATCGACTATGTTACCACCTGAGGTAAAGTGCAAAGTTTGTGGCGTTTGTGCCAGCGCCGATGTTGATAGCAACAAAACCGCAGCAATAAGCCATTTTCTCATAGCATCCTCGCCAAATAAAAGAGCATGGAGAGCGACTATTCGTGAGGTCACAATCAAAGCGCTCGTCGCTACGGGAGGTAAGCGATTTCATCCATGCCAAGTTTAGAACTGGTCACGTTTGCGACTAGGCTTTCCAGGCTTAGGTTCAGATTCAACTGCCTTAGCCTTATCTGCTTGTTCAATTTGAAATTTAGTTGAAGCAGCCGCAGATCGCGAAAGAGCTGTTTGTTGAGCTGCAAATTTTCTACGTTGTTCAGCATTCATAGCTTTCACCACAGATCAGGATCACCAAGAGCAGAGCAAACTCCATAACAAAATGCATCAACTAAATCGTCTTCTTGATCTGGAACACCAACGTTAAAGGAATGAACTTGTTTCAGTAAATGATTTGCGTGGCGCTGCTTGAAATCAACAGTCTTCTTATATGCGTGTTCTGAGTACTTTACTTGGCCAACGGAAACGTAGCCAGAAGCGTTAAGAGCACGCGGTTGTTTGCCAAGTTGTACCAACTTAGCGTCAACACCAGTTGCCAAAAAGTTGCGTCGATTACATTGCTGGAGAAGGACAATACCAGATCCTTTCTCTTCAATTACTGTTCCAACTGATCCTCGTATTGCTTTACACATTTTGGCATAGACTTCGAGCCTCATATAAACATTTGGAATCCAATCTATTAACAAATCCGCTGGTACCTGAATAATATCATAATCCAAAATAATTAATGGGCGATCCTTAATGTGTTGGTTTAATGCCCAATAGATAACGGCTGTTGCGTCGTGAGTGTGATCAGCTTTAATGCCAGTATCAATAGTGGCAAAGACGCAATCAGACCACTCAGGAAAGTTGACAGGAGATCCGTCAACAAGTAAGTCCTTTTCGAGGAAAAACGTACCACCAGGCGGCTGCGGATTTTGTTGATAGAGAGACTCAAAATCTCTTATGCCTATGATCGTGCGCTTCCGTTCAAGTGCTTCTTTGTCTTCCCATGCAGGCCAGAGAGGATCTCCAACCTTACGTTTGAGTAAATCATTAGCATAAGCAAAGGCTGGAAGATTAATAACCACCCATTGATCTCCGCCTTTTTCTGCTTCATGTAACAAAAGACCACCTAGATCATCTATGTGCCAGCGCGTCTGTATGAGTATGATGCGCGCTTTCGGTTTTAATCGGGTGACCAAATCAGATTTGTACCATTCAAACGTTTTTGTTCTAATAAGTTCTGATTCAGCCTCTTCACGAGACTTAACTGGATCGTCAATAATAGCGAGATCAGCTCTACGACCAGTAATAGCTCCACCGACGCCCGCAGCAAAGTATTCACCGCCGTTGGTTGTTTCCCATCTGCTGGCGGCTCTATTTGATTCATCAAGAGAATATCCTAAGATATCAGATTTTCTGAGAATTTCATTACGTACCTTGCGACCGAAGCGCTCAGCTAGTTCTCCAGTATGAGAACACGCGATAATAGATGTTTGAGGAAACTTGTTAAGCCAGAAAGCAGGGAAGATTATTGAAGCATATGTAGATTTGGCACTCCCAGGGGGAGTAAATATCATCAATCTATCTATTTCACCCGTAACTACTTTTTCAAGATACTGTATAATAAGTTCATGATGTAAGGCAGGCTTAAAGCCATAATCGTCTAGATATTCTCTTGCCCAAATTAATAAATGCTCACGGCATAGACGTTTATGCTGTTCACGACGATATTTATATTTATTGTCAAGGCGGATTCTGTCTAATGAAGAGTATGATTCCTGAAGAGACACATTTAGCCAACTGTTCCAACTTGCTCATCGAATTGCTCGATGGCATTAAAAAATTTCAACCACTTTATACTGAGAATTACCCTCTCGCGTAGGTAAGAATACCTACTAAAATGCGGCTGATTTAAGGCTGAAACAAGGCAATTTCGAGATTTCCCCGCCTTATTTTTAACACATGAATGTCGCATACTGTAGAAAGTAAAGAAAGGAAATTAATGAAATGGATGATTTATTCGGAGGAATACCCGAAAAAATATCATATAGACTAACATATCCAGCAGAATATATATCATGGAAATGCATGAAACAACGTTGTTATAATCAAAATGTAAAAGATTATCCAAGATATGGAGGTCGTGGAATTAAAATTTGTCAAAGATGGTATTATTCATTTAAAAACTTTTTAGAAGATATGGGGCCTAGACCACCAGAACAAACATTAGAGCGTATTGATAATGATGGTCACTATGAACCAGGAAATTGTAAATGGGCAACTCATAAAGAACAGATTCATAATAGAAGAAATTTGAATAAAAAATTATATCCCATAGTAGAGCGTTACCGTCACAAAATCCGCCGTGATCACGGCTTGGGAGGTTAATATGCGGGATCTTTTCAGCCAGCAACAAGCAGACGACTTTTCTTGGGTAGTAGCGATGTTTCAAGGAAATGGGGCATCTCTAGCAATAAAAAGAGCAAACGAAGTACCATTACGCACTTATTATCCCATAAAATGGAACGGACGCGGTGAACCAATACCTCTGTGGCGCAACTATTTATTTTTGGAATTCTGCGAAACAATATCATTAGAAATTTGTCGTAGCACCACTAAATTCCTTAAAATTATTAGTCATCCAGACGAAGAAGGTGTATATCACCCAGTTTTAGTACCAAAAAATGCAATAAATGAAAATTTAGCAATGGTTCAACAAGGATTATTCGATGAAAGGACATATAATCGACGATTTTATGGAAAAGGGAGCTTGGTTAGAGTAATTGAAGGCAATTTTATTCACAAAAGAGTACGTTTAGAAATGGATATTCCGCCAGATTTACCCAAAAATAAGACAATTTCCATCAGTTTAGGTAGCTGGAACGGGAGAATAGAGATCTATAAACTGGCACTTTAGGAGGTCAAAATGGCAAAAAAGGTCGTCCATAAGGCTAAAAGACCAATCAAAAACATGCAAGATAAGGTCGAAAAACTCAAAAAAGAGCAAGAAAAAGAGCATGAAAAGCCCAAATCTGAAGGTATTTTCACCCCTGTAGAGCGTGAAATCATCCTTGCAGACATGAAATATCTCATAGAAAAGGAAAAAGAAAGCGGTGATTGGGCAAAATGGGAGGAATCACAACGTCCGTTTAGGCAGTTTCAAGATTTAGAAAGGCGACGTACCATATTTATGATACTTGGTGAATCACCAACACAACCAAATAGACCAAATATACTACCAAATGAAATAACATATCAATATTTCCTTGTTTGCACTGGCCGCGCACCAGAGAAAGATGATCTTGCGCGCTGCAACTGCACCACAGCAGGATTAATGGGCCATACAAGCTGTGGCTGGTGTGGCGAGTGCAATAAGCCACGCTTCATGTGCCCAGATCGTGTTAATCACACCCTTCTTAGGAGGATTTCAGAATAAGCGTTTCTAAAATAACAAATCGACATCAATGGCTGGAGAGCATATAACTATGGAAGCAAGCACTATAGAAAATTTGGTACAAGAAACAAAAATAGATGATGATATAAGGAGAATAAGTGAATTCATAATATCTCCTCACAAGCTAAAGATCGCAACAGATGAAGCACTAAGGATAATGGTTCAGAGTGGCGTGTTCTATCCACGAGAAATAGCTGAAAATATCGCCTACGCTGTGCTCAGAGCTATACATCTAGATGGAGGTATAAAATGATCACAAATGGTAACTCTAGAAAAGATTTCATAGAAAAGCGTGATGCGCTCTTTAAAAATCCCACAGTAGAAACGGCCAAAAAATATTGGGAAGATTCAGGATTTAAGCAAGATTGGGTACGTCCTGACGTACCTCTTGCTGCGGTCCATAAAGCCAGACTGCAATGGCTAGAGGCTACTGATGAAATGATAAACGAGAGCATGGAATGGCTTTTCGTAAATGGATACGAAAATACTTGGCAAGGTGCGCCACCACTC